CTGGAAGCCGCTGGCAATGTGATCGACGTCGCCGGCAGCCAAGCCGCAAGGGAGCAGGCCGCCGCTGCTGTTGAGGTGTTTAACCGGGTCACCGGTTACACCGGGCCGGTGCGTGATCTGCTGAATGAAATGGCAGCCCAGGTGAAGGGTCGCCGTACTGCTGCTGTCGTCGTCAACGAAAACATCGACCGCCTGCGCCAGGCGATTGAGGATGAGGTGCAAGGGCCGCGGCTGCCATTGGAACAGCCTGCTGCTGCTGCCCCTGAACCCGCTGCTCCGCCGGCCCCACAGGCTCAACCTGCACCCGCTCAAACAGCAGAAACCAAGGCCTTGCTGGACAAGGCTCTGGCCACCCTTCCTCCCGAGCGGCGGGCGGAAGTCCTCCAGAAGCTGCAGGAGGCAGGCGTCAACCAGCGCGATTTTGTGGATCGACTGGAGGCGACAGCACCTGCTGCTGCACCTACTGCATTCCGTCTGCCGGATGAACTGCAGCGGTCAGCCCCGCGTTACAGCTACGGCTCCAAGCAGTTCGAGCTGCGCTTTGCCAGTGACCTGGATCGTGCGGCCTACATCCTGGCCAATGACGTCAAGACTGTCTCCAAGGCTGCGCCCAAGTTCCGCTCTGCTGTTGAAGCAGCTGGCTACGACCTGCGTGAAATTGCTAGCCATGGCGACAAGGTGCGTGCTGCCATCAAGGCTCAAGCCAGGGATGCACAGCCTGGCCTGATCGACCTGCCTGACCAAGGGTTTGGTGGCGCTGCCCGCGCACGGCTTGGCATGCCCGACTACGGATCCGTCGGGGAAGGTGGCCGTCTCATCCGCCGCCTGCGTGACCTAAGTGAACAGGCCAAGGCAGCCGAAGGCCCAGAAGTTGCACGCCTCATCAATGAAATGCGTGATGCGATTGCTGACTTCACGACCCCGCTGTCGCGTCGTCCGACTGTTGTCCAAGGTGAAATCCTTGATGACCTACGCGCTGAACTTCAGCGCATTGCAGGGCCTGAAGCCAAGATCAGTTTTGAGCCTCGCATCGAGCTGACCCCTGGGGAGCTTGCTGCTGCTCGTCGTGATTGGGGTATCCCTGACTCTGTGCCCGATAGCGACATCGGCTCAGCTGGTCTGTACGACCCTGCCCTCAACTTGATCCGTATTGCCCTTGCAGGCAAGACGCCTCACCAGCTGCGAGGTACTGGCTATCACGAGGCCGTCCATTACCTGAACGACCGGATCTTCACCCCACAGGAGAACGCCGTCCTCCGCAAGGCACGCCCCGAGCTGGAGAAGATCGCCGCCCGTGGTGGTGAAGAGATGGCTGATGCCGATGACTTTGAGGTCATCGCTGAAGCAGCAGCTGTCTACAACCTGTCTCGCAAAGCAGGCATCCCCATCAAGGCCAGCGCTGGCATCAAGGGCTTGTTTGACAAGTTCTTGAAGTTCCTGGAGGCAACCAAAAACTGGGCACAAGGCAATGGCTTCCAGACCTGGGAGGACGTCTTTGAGCGCACCTACCAAGGCCAAATGGCAGGTCGTGCCCCCGGCGAATCGCTCTTTATGCAAGAAGCCGGCGTTGCTGGCCGCTCTCGCGTCATGCCCCAGGAGCCCGAGGGCCCTGTTCCCGTTGATCCCCCTGCCGGCCCTGAGAACAACGACGACTGGGTACGTCGCTTTGCTCAGCAGCTGGAGGTCAACCGCCAAGCCCTGCTGGACGGTGAGGTCACCATGGAAGACCTCATGGCCAACAACTTCCAGAAGGTGCAGTCACCCTCTGGTCGGACGGTCTACACCGCCAAGCGCGAGGACCTGGTCGATGGCCTGAATGCCATGTCCAAGGTGCTGCCTGATCGGGCCACCGAATCCGGCATCCCGATCTTCAGCCCCGACGAGGTGCGTCGCTTCAACCAAAACTGGTTTGCCCGTCATGGTGAAGACAGCGAAGCGATCATGGCTGGCTTGAAGTCACTGACCCGTGGCTTCGATGAGTACCAGCAAGGCGCCCTGAACCGGGCCATGGCCTATGCCGACAAGAAGCAGGTTGAAGCTGCGCAAGAAGCTGCTCTGTGGCTGAACAGCGCCAACTTCGACGGCCTCAATGAATCGGAGCGCCTGGCTCGTCTGGTGTCTGCAGCGGAGTCCAGCAGGGCCGCTCACCAGGCAATCATGCGGGTGACTCGCCCCTGGGGTCAGCTAGGCCTGGAGATGCAGATCCCCAGGGATTACGACATCCCTGCCAATCAGAACGTCAAGGACGCAGAGATCCCCGAGGCTCCTGTCGCCACCGATGTGCAGCCTGGCCAGGAGATCGACGTCGACGCTCAGATCAAGCAAGAGCTGGAAGCTGAGCAGGCCAAGCCCATTGAGGAGACGATCACCAACAAGATCGACCCTGAGCTGACTGAAGCGATCAATGGCGGGGAGATCACTCCCAAGGCCCAGGCCGCGGCTGATGCGTTGGCCCAAACGCTGGTCAGCATTGGTGCTGACAGCCAGGCCCGCACCAAGTTCTGGCGGACCTTTGACGACACCAGGTCGGTTGGCACCAATGGCTTGTTGATGCTCCGCACCAACAACCTGATCAGTGGTGGCGCAACGATGACCACCAACCTGCTGAACGGCATGCTCAACCTGGCCCGCCTGCCGCTGCAGCAAGCAGCTGGTGGTGTGCTGCAAGGTGAGATGAAGCGGGCGATGTACTCGCTGCTGATGTACCAGCAGTACTGGATGAACCTGACTAATGCCATGCGTACTGCAGGGCATGCGTTCAAGGCAGGCCAGTCGTTGTTCAACCTGGAAAGCAGCACGGTTGATTACCTCAACCGGATTGCCAAGCAGGAAGCCCAAGGTGAACTGCTGCAAGGGCCGGACTCAATGACCGGCTGGACGGTCAACACCATGAACATGGGTGAGGAGTACGCCAAGCAGCCCATCGGGCAAATGGCGAATCACCTGTGGCGTGTGTTGGGTACTGGCGCCACCCGCCTGGCACTGACCATCGACACCTTCAACTCCACCTTGGCGGGCTATGCCTTTGAGCATGTCCGCCACCTGCCTCGTGGCATGGAGCTGGCAGTTGAGCGTGGCATGAAGGACATGAGTCCTGAGGCCTGGAAATGGGCGCAGCAATACGCCGCGGCCAGGACTGAAGAGTCGGTCAAGGATGCCGTGATCAACGGCAAAAACCTGGCCGACATTCACATGGAAAGCCAGCACGCTCAGAAGTTCATGGATTCCGTGAATTTCACCGACACGATATGGGCCGACCTGGAGCCACGCACCTACGCCGAAGGTGTGCGGCTGGGCCTGGCAAGGGGGCTGGAGAAGCAGGAACTGCAGGACTTTGCCAAGCAGTACGTCGATGAAGGCACCGCCATGAACAAGGTGGCGGCATGGATGACGGAAGGCACGCCCATTGGCCGCATCGGCTCCCTGCCTGGTGAAGCGATGGATACCCTGGCCAATGCCCGCTATGTGGGTCCCGCCTTCAAGTTCATCCAACCCTTCATCCGGGTGCCGAACAACATCATCAAGGCCGCTGCTCGCAATACGCCTGCTGCTGCTTTCGTTGACACCTTCTGGCGGGACATCACCAGCGAGGACGCCTTCACTAGGGATCGGGCTGTTGGCGAGATAGCGACAGGCTCCGCTGCATTGGCCATGGCAACCATGGCATCAGCAATGGGCTACGTCCGCTTCAACGGCGGTGGTCCCCTGGATCCTGCTGCCAAGCAGAAGTGGACTGAGATCGAAGGGCGCCTGCCCTACTCCGTCCAGGTCTGGAATGAGGAGGAAGGCAAGTGGGTGACGCCAATCTCCATGCGTGCCTTTGAACCTCTGACCACCCTCTTCGGTGCCATCGGTGATTACTCCGACATCGCCAACAGCCTGTCGACAGAGCAGCGCAACCGCCTTGGCGGCTCCTTGGTGTTGACCCTGGCCCGCATGTCGACCAGTGGTGTATTGAGCAAGAGCTACTTCCAGGGCTTCAACGAGCTGTACGAAGCAGCCTTCAACCCCAGCAAGGTGATCAGCGGTCCCAACCAGCGCAATGCACTGTCGCGGTACTTCTCCCGCCTGGCAGCCAGCATGGTGCCTTACAGCTCTGCCCTGCGTGCTGCTCGCCGGGAAGTGGACCCCGTCTCCCGCTCCGTTGATCCAAGCGACATCGGTGGACTGATGGGCTTCTTCCAGGAGACCTTGGATGAAGTGCGCAATGCAGTGCCTGGCTGGTCGAACGACCTGCCTGCTCGCAGGGATTACATCACCGGCGCTCCGATCCTGACCACCGGGATCCTTGGTGCTGAGCAGATCCCTGCTGAGATGCCATGGCTGCAGTCACTGATGCAGTTCACCCCAATGGCTGCCATGCAGGTGGGCCGTCAACCCTTGACCCCAGTACATGAAGAGATGGCTCGCCTCAGCGGTAAAGGCAGCAGCTTCCTTGGCCCTCGTGCTGCTGACTTCGGTGCCGAGATGCGTCTTACCCCCACCGAGCTGGAGGACTACGTCATCACCTTTGCCACGGTGAAGGATGAGTTTGGCCGGACCTTCCAGCAATCAGCGATGGAGCTGATCACTTCTCAGCAGTACCAGTCCTGGCCAATCGAAGGTCCATCCAACCGTTTCGTCAGCCTTCGCGCTGCTGCTTTGCAAGCAGAAATCCAGCGATACAAGGAACTGGCCAAGACTGTCTACAAGGCCACGACACCCAAAGGTCAGCTCATCACCCAGGAGGAAGCAGTGATCCAAGCAGACAAAGGTGAAAAGGAATACCTGCGTCGGTACGGTGGGGCTACCGCCCAACCAGAACAGGCAGGAGTTCAGTCCTGGTCGATCACTCCCGGTAACCGCTGATGCCCTACTCCTACGCCCTATACACCGGCAACGGTTCGCAGACTCAGTTCACCGTTCCCTTCCCATACATCAGGAAGGAACACGTCAAGGTCTACGTCAACTACGTCGACACTGCTTACACCTGGGTCAACGACAGCACCGTGCTACTGGCCAGCGCTCCTGGCAATGGCGTGCGGGTTGAGACCAGGCGCATTACTCCACTGTTGCTGCCATTGGTGGATTACACCGATGGCTCCACCCTGGTTGCCGCTGACCTTGATACCAGCAATCTTCAGCACCTCTACAAAGAGCAGGAGCTGGATGATGACAACAAGCAAACGGTCTACATCGACCCTGCCACTGGCCTGCCTACTGCCAATGGCCAGCGCATCACGAATGTCGCCAACCCAACTGCTGCTCAAGATGCAGCAACCAAGAACTACGTAGATACGACGACGGTCGCCTCAGCTGGCGACACCATGACTGGCAACCTGGCCATGTCGAACAACAAGGTCACCGGCCTTGGCACTCCGACTGATGCACAGGATGCAGCCACCAAGGGCTACGTCGATACCAACTTCTGGGATAACACCACTGACACCATTGACTCAGGTGAAACCTGGGTCAGCGCTAACGACAAGATCGGCACGACTGCTGCTCACGACAG